TGCCCTCGACGAGACTCGAACTCGCGACCTTCGGCTTACAAAGCCGACGCTCTACCAACTAAGCTACAAGGGCGAATGGTGATTTTTTGTACTACTGCGTTATATTTAGTTCGTGATACTAGCGATAATCTCTGGATATAACGCGTTATCCTTTACCTGCTCAACGAGTCGCTTGCGATTCACAATATGTAACTTCTCAACATCCGCCTTGTTTTGACCGACATACGGCACTGCGTATCCCTTATCGCATAGCCATTTATTGACATTGGTCCATACACCGTCCTCAGAAACCCAAACTTCAGCGAGTACACGTCCAAACTTACCCCTAGAATCCGCCTCCGGGCAGCGAAGCTCAATTTCAATGTCATCCTTCTCAGACGCGACTGCCTTTAGACACCATTCCTTGAGCTTCTTCTTGGAGATAAGACCAAAAACCTTTTCCACAGTATCGCGAGTACGAGACTCGGGTGTATCGATCCCTAGAAGACGGACACGCTGCTTCGTGCATACATCGAATCCGAGATCAATGCAAACGTCAATGGTATCTCCGTCAACAACCTTTTCCAGGGAAGAAACCTTGTACCGAAAGTTGCATTCCGGAGAATTGTACGCCATTATATTCGATACATGGTTCTAGTCTTTAAACCCAAGTTAAAAAATAGTGCTCGAGTATAGTATGTATATTCGGGCATATTCCTCGAACGATTCTTATAAATATAGACTGGACAAAACCAGGAAGAATGTACTGAATGAAATATATCAACAGCAGTCGTTTCGCATCCCGTCAAATAGACCGGTATCCGATAATTTGCGTCTTCGTCTACGATTCAGAGAAGCTGTAGAAGAAGCACAAGAAATATGCTCTCACGATAAAAATTCAAAAGAATGTCATTTCGCGTGGTATGAAGTTGACGAATTAGAAGATTCTATCGACCGCTGGAATTGTCGACACGACTCACAGTAATCGTAGCGGGTTCTTCGTCGTATGTGTAATACTTTATAGAAATACCAAATATACGTTTCATATGTGTATTCAATTCTCCGTTAATAGCCCCTTTCCAGTCTCTTAACGTAGTCTGAAAATACTCCTGCCCATCTTCACCAAATACTCTAGAGGTGAAAAATGGCTGAGAACGAACCCATTCCATGTGTCTATTCACAGTGGCAGGAACGGGTCTCTGTCCCCTATCCACGGACTCCAAAATATCGATAACGTAATATCCGTGTCTATCTGCGATGATGTTCGCTTGCATTCCCGGATACCCTTTAATATACGCTTCAAAATCCGCTCCACTTGGAAGTGTCACGTACACGCTTCGAGTACTCGATGGTAAAGGTGTATTACCAGTAGCGGTCGATATACCCGGGTGTGTGTGGTATGAAATGTAAGAATTTCTAAAAATTCCTACGATATGTCCGTTCACTTGCATTCTTTGTTGCGAGGTGAAACGTGTCGGAACGTTAAATTTAATCGTATTACCGTCGGACACAAAATCTATTTTACCACCGTATTCCCACCGTTTAAGCGTAGACATGTTGTTTATCGAACGTAATTCTTTTACTACACGTTTAGGGAGTTGTATAGATGCTTTAGTGTTGGAAACTCTGACAACCTTCGCTACCATTTCTAGATCTTTTCGTTTGGCACTGTTGGTGGTGGGTATGTAGTTCGCTGGAAGACGCTTTCGCTTACCTAACATACCTGAACCAACCGTATTTATGTTCATGACATTTCTCCTAAACAGATAATTTTCGACATTTCTGTTTCCTTGATTTATGTTCATGGATGTACCCGATCTAGGCGTGGGCATCTTACTGTAAAGATATAAAATTATCTCGTCTTGGTAATTTTGAGTGCAGACTTATTCTTAACCGCCTTAGGATCCAGTCTGTTTACACTGCTTCGTTTAGGATTGAACATCTTCTTATGCGCGTGCCAGTATTCAGGAGCTCCAACCTTAAAGTTCTTATGCATCTTCGCTTTGTACCAAAAAACACAGTCCTCGATGCGATTAGATTTACTGGTGTTATCCAAAACAATACATTCATAATTCTCGGTGCAAGCATCCATGACCTTGTTAAACATATCAAACGTCGGGAAAATACCAAAAAAACTTTTGTATAATTTTTCTCGATTCTGGATGATGTTCTCCCTGAGAATAAACACGTAATCCACGTTAGCGCGAAGAGCTGGTGGAAGATCCATACAATACTGCATCGTCAACATAAAAAAAATTTTCCAGTGTCTGCCATTCATAAAGCATTGACGAATGCACGTGTCGCGCATGAATTTATTGTCGTACATACAATCATCCAATAAGAGGAATGCACCACAATTTTGTTTTCCAGCACCCACGAGCTTTCTTTGTCGGTCCATGACTCGCTCTATAGCCTCTCTATCGTAGTCTCCGTATATAAACAGGTCGGGTATATACTGTTGATAATAATGATTACCTTCTTCAGTAGCCGATAAAACGATACCCGCTGGTAAGTGCTTCTTGTGCCATAAAATATCAGTCACGAGCGTCGATTTACCTGTATTACGTTTTCCTATGAATACACACACCTTGTCGTCGGCTATTTTAGCCGGATTGAATTTTCTCAAACGTAAATCCATCTATAATATCGCATTGTTTTATTTGATAAAATTTTACTCGCATGTATTAAGAATGGCTGGACGTTTACGCCTCGCTGTCACAGGTGTCCAGGATCAATGGCTCACCGGTGATCCAAAAATTTCATATTTTTCGTCGATATACAAAAGACATACCCGATTTTCTACAGAAGCGGTCGGTATTCCTATCACTGGAAATGTCTCACTGGGTGGAAATGCTATAGCCCGTATTCCAAATAACGTCGGCGATTTACTTCGAAGTGTGATGCTTAAACTTACCCTGGGAAAGTTACCAACCAGCTCTTTACCCGGAAATCTGTATAATGCGTCAGTTGCTACGAGCGTCATACAGCATGTCGACCTGGTAATCGGTGGACAAACAATTCAACGACTTACAGGTGACTATATAGACATATATAACCAACTCTATAACAATAAAGATGATGCAGATACAGCCCTTTACTATATGAACGGTCACAATAACCAAATTAAAATCGTTACCACACCGAGGACCCTCTATTTAAACTTACCGTTCTACTTTTTTAGGAATCCTAGCTTAGCTATACCTATATGCGCTATTACTCGTCAGTTAATCGAAATACACATAAAGTTTAAAGATGTGGATGATGACGTGACCTTTAGCTACGGAGAAGTAAATGGAAATATGGTACGCACTAAAACAGAATTGGGATCTATCGTTGAAGCGTCTATCATTACAGATTTCTACTTCATCACTCGGGATGAGATAAACTTTTTACTCACACGCCCCATGCAGTATATCATAACACAGTTACAGTTATCGACTATGCAATTTAAACCTAATGAAACGAAGAAATCGGCACTGTTAAAATTTACAAACCCCGTTAAAGAATTATTCTTTTTGGCGAAAGAAGAAACTGGTACAACCAACGTCACTGAATCTGTGTACACAATTTCACAACCTGTAGCGACCTTCCAAGAACCGGGTGGGTCTGTGATTTCGAATAATGGATTAGTCGCTGTAACATATGACAACAGCTCGACCGGAGAAGTTAACATATTTGAAAAGGATTCGAGTGGAAACTGGCCTTCCACCGCCTCGGCGACGTACACGGGGTCCTCTACTGAATATTTCGGGCGGGTCCTAGGCGTTTCGGACGATGGTACTCGTGTTGCCATGCAATCTTCCTCGAAGATGATGGTCGTGGAGAAACAATCGACCGCGGTGACGATCACGTACACGGTGACAGTCGCAACTGTAGATAATGCTAGCAGGTACCACATCGACGGTGTCGATCGTGCCCCACTTACATTATATCGCGGAAACACCTACATATTTGACTTATCACACTCTAGCAATAATAACCACCCTCTCGGCTTTTCTCCGTCTACCACCGGGGTAGTCAACAACTATACCACAAATTTACCCGGGACTACGGGTTCGCAAGTGACCTTCACAGTTCCCGCGAATGCACCATCCAGTATGACTTATCTTTGCCAGACACACGGAGCTGGTATGGGTTCCACGATTACCGTGAGTAGTTGGGCGCAGATCGGTTCGGATATAACGGGACCCTTCGGGTCCATGACAGGAAGTTGCATGACCGGTGACGGTACGAAGGTTTTCGGAAATTACCAGGGCTCAATGTATTCATGGGAATACAGTGGTAGCAGCTGGTCACAATATCGCAACACGATACCTGCCTGGAATGCGAATGAACCTGACATGGGAAGGATATCACATTCTACGAACGGTGAGATACTCAGTATTGAAGACAAATACCGTGCTCAAGTAGTGATATTCAGTACTACGAGTTCATCATCGTCATATTCTGAGCGCCATAGCAACAATTACTACAATGGCAAGTATCATTCGCTATCGAACGACGGTGCGAATTTGGTATTATTAAGTGCACAGAGTGGGTCTATGGTGTGGAATGGAACAAACTATGTCTACGATGGAGCGTCGGGGACACAAGTCCCCTGGTATACCACTTCCACTTCTAGCTTTGTGGAGATCTCGGGGAATGGCAACTTCGTATTTTGGGTTGATAATTCCACAGACAGATTTAAGTTATACAGTAAATCGGTAGTCGACGGAAACGTTCAGTGGACATTGAAATCAAGCATCGAATATTTTTATACCCCAGTGAAAATGTCGGCACTCGGAAGTGATGCTATCATAGTAACCGGATCGGGGTCAGCGGGTGCCAAGATTCACGACATCTCGACCACTCCGGGAGACGGTGAAGACCGTCTACTTAACACCTCGTCATCCGACCAGGCATTTTCTAGCCACGTGACGAATAAAAGATCTGATTACCGGTTCGTGAAGAATATTCGGTTCGAATGTAACGGTAAACGCATGTTTGATCATACAGGTAAATATCTAGCCTACGAACAATCTTTAATACATCATACAGGATGCCCCGATCCCGCGTATGAATTTTATACATATTCATTCGCTTTGAAACCGGAATTATATTACCCTACCGGTCAATTAAACATGAGTCGCATTATTCATAAGAAATTAGACGTAGAACTCGATGAAACATCTACTTCACGGAATATAAACTTTTCGATATACGCTTTGAATTACAACCTTCTACATGTTGAGGGAGGAATAGCGGGTTTAAAATTTTAACGGGTTATATTAGAAATGGCAGGACGGGTGCAACTTGCCACTACGGGTACCCAGGATGCTTACTTCACAGAGAATCCTGAATACACGCATTTCATCAAACAGTTCAAAAAGCATACGAACTTTTCAGCGTATGACGTGTCCCACGACTTACACGGTCAATTGGAATATGGGGGTATTCTCAAGTGTACGATACCAGCGAACGCTGGTGATCTGATAAAAACTATACGGGTACATTTTACACTTCCACCGTTAGAAACCGATGGAACCAACTTTAGATACGTCGAATCTATTGGTCACGCGATATTCCAACACGTAGATCTCGTAATAGGTGGGCAACTCGTACAGAGAATCCCTAGAGATTGGTTACAGATCTATAGTGAGCATTACATTACACAGACGAAACAGAATAATCTGGCTAAGCTGATAGGTAAATGTCCCGACGAATCATCTGGACTTCCGGTGCGACATGCATCCATAGATCAACACTTACCACTCGCGACTACATCGACGAGTTATATAGTAGATATACCGTTCTATTTTCATAATAATCCAGAACTTGCAATTCCACTTTG